ATGTATATGGCTGGCAATATCACAATCAACAAGAAAGTGTACGCTACCTTTTTCAAAAGGTGTCTCGTGTCCATCGCGCCAAAGCATGTTGATGAGCTTCGGAATTCTCTTTCTCTTCTCTTCATTTAATTCCCTTGATGTTGATGTCCATGCACTACACGCAATAGTTTCATCAGATCCGTAATGGCCTATTAATTCTACTGTGTTTTCCATTAATTAGTTTCGTTTTTACTTTTTCGGTGTTCTTCTATAAAGTATTTTTCAAGACATTCAAGTCTATCATTAGAATCAACTAAAAGATTTAGAGCTTGGCGAGCATTGTTCCAAAAATCATCTGTAGAATGATCACCAATTCCGGCCGGATTATTAGAAAGTAAATCAATAGAAAGCAAAGCTTTATTTTTATCAGCAATTGCTTCAGTTCGTAGCATTTCGTATAATTGTTGTTTCATAAAATTTGTTTTAATAATCTAAATATTTTGAATTAGTTTTATAAGCATTCCTATAAATGCTACAAAAGCTAAAGATAGAAAACATCCAAATACGACATTTTCAAAAAATTCTCTGTCTTTACGATTCATCTAAAATCCTCCCTCCAAAAAGCTTTAGCTTCAAAGTCTAAATAAAACTCGACTTCTCCATTAGTAGCATATCTATATGCTTGGTTTCCACCGCCTAAAGTTTCACGCATTTCTTTATTGCGTTTAAGGTGTTGTGTAGAAGGGTAAACCATTCCAATATCTTCCATTTTTTCAACTTGGTAATATTCGTTGTAATTACACGTATAACCGTTGTCCCACGTAACTTTTCTATTATAGTTATTGCTATAATGCTTTTTCGCGTGTGTTCTCATAATATTAAAGCCAAGATTGGCATCGGTTCTCATCGTGTTCTTTTAAAGCCTTCTTAAGCTTCTCTCTGACGACCACGTCATCGCGGGCATCCATATATCCAAGGAGCCAACAAAGCTCATCTCTTAATAGCTGAGCGGCATTACGCTCCTCTAAGAATTTATCGTAATCTGTTTTTTCTTTAGTTATTGTTGCAAGTGGTTTTTCAGTTTTCATTGTGGTAGTTCTTGTTTAATTATGAGTATATTATAGCATAAAAAACGAGTTTTGTAAATACTATTTTGCTCGAATGAAACTAGTTTTATCATAACTAATTGATAATCAACATGTTATGAGAAAAAAAAGTTTTTCTCAATTACTAAAATGAGACACTTTTAAGGGCAAAATCGATAGCTCTTGCAGCTTCAAGTTTTACCGGGCGACCCTTATACCAACCCCCATTTTCAAAATCTATCTCCCGTACAAGAGACTCAATATCTGCTGGAGTGATTGGATATTTTTTACGAATTGCATTTGCAGCAATACTCATCATAATTCTATACATGTGGTGATACCAACCAGATTCGTTAATAGTAACATACTCAGAAACAAGCTGTTTATTCACAAATGGGCAATCTCGATAGGACGACCACGCAATATTTGTATTTGTCAGTTTATTAGCATAGTGTTTTTTAAGCTCTTCTTGAATAGCTTCTGGAAGATGATCACTCAATGTATTTCCGCCTGAAGCAACAAAATCATGTTTTGCCATTAAATTATCAGGATCTAAAAAAGGACCATCGTGTGTAAATATAAAATTGTAAGCATTAGGATATTGCGCTGGAACATAATACATTCTTGAAAGGTCTTTAGTTTGCGGATCTCCAAGGGAATTGTATTCTTTGTTTATTGCAAACCATAAATGCTTTATTTTTTCAGCTTCAACATTTCTTGTTAACGGAAAGACGATTCTAAACTTTGGTTTTTCTTTCGATGAAGATGCAGAGCTATAGCACACGAATCTATTACCTTTAAAGGTTTCGATCGTTTCTTCAAAAGAGCCTTCATATTCATCAATGTCCATAGCAACCCAACTAGCCCATTCAATAACATTACGATTAGCTCGTGTAGTGCCTTCAGCATACGTCGCGGGAGTAATAAGAGGTGATCCATCTTTTCTTTCGCCTTTTTTTGGTTTATAGCCTGGTTGTTTACTCAGTGAATATAGCAAATCTTCGAACTCTTCCCATTTGGAAAAAGACATTTTTCGATGAGTTTTATTATCGAAAATAGAATTGAATATTGTGAGAGAATACATCTTAGGCTGGAGAAATCTTTTCTAAATCGCCATGATTGCCTTCATGAGATGGTGCTACCCATCCTTCAGGTTTAATAAGGTCTGGAAGACCAAGTGGGTTTGGTCTACTTTCTTTAACTCCGACTTCTTTATTCATATTCGCTTTTAGAACTGCATCCCATGCTTTATCTGCATCAATACCAAACGCATCAAGTGTGCCAATGGCCACAACACAAAGGTCAATAAGACCATCAACTACTTCTTCCGCATCAACAAAAGCCTCCTTGTGTGCTGCTGTTTTTGTTTCATTTAATTCTTCCTCAAGGAATTTTACACGAAAGTTTAAAAATTTGCGTAAGTCCGATCTAGTCATTTTTTCAACTGCAGGACGTACACCATATTTTTCGTGCATATCGTTTATATCTTTTACCCAATCTTTACTCATATTATTAATTTAGTTATATTATACAGCATTTACTTAGATATGTAAATGCTAAAAGAAGAATTGTTGCAAGTCAGCACGTGGTTCAGCTGTCCAACCAATTGCATCAAGAATGATTTTAATTGGATCAAGGAATGTTTTCTCAAATTGCAGGTCGTGATTTACGTACTTATGTAATTCAAGTTCCTCTGGCAAATGGCCGGGAAATGAAATGACATTTTCTTGAATAGTATTCGGAACTCTAAGATAGATAAATTTAATTTTATCACCATTCTGAATAAGCTCATATTTCCTTTCTAGGCCTAAAGAGCGAATCTGCTTATTGTGTAAAAGAGCCCCGCGAACATGAATGGGAGTGCCTTTCTTATAGATAGTAGATCTATTTGACCATTTTGTCATATCTGTTACTCCTCGAGGAAAAGCAATTTCATCAGGAGGAAGAGATTTAAAATAATCTTTGAACATTTTTATCGCTTCTTGCGTTTTATCTTCATCACCCGACACAATGATTTTAAACATATTATTCATGGCCTCGCGGCAAACTTGAGGAGTGGATGACTTGACAGCTTCAATACCCATTATCTTGATTTTAGGTTCAGCATATTGAACACCTTCGTTATTATGAACGTTGAGAATATATCGCTTTTTAGCAGTCCATATTCCTCGGTCAGCGATTGCTTCACGTTTCATAACCATACGATGGCTGTAGGCATTTGTTTTATCTGAAAACTCGTTGAAAGCCTTTTCAAGCATAGGCTCAATTGCCTTCGAACCAAACTCATCTAAGAAGTTTACTGGATTATTAGGCTTAAACTTTTTAATCACATCACTAACTCCAATATACAAAGAGTCAGTATCCATTGCAATCACACGATCTTTGCTTTCCCCTAGAAATTCGTTAAGGAATTTATTGACACTTTTCTCACCATGTTTAATAACAGCTTGGCCAGTCATAGTAATACCAGAAGCAATTCTAAGATCGAAGTAACGAAAGTATTTGTTACCCATAGCACCATAAAGAGAATTAAGAAGAATCTTAATTGCAGTCTGAAGAGTTTCAAGACGAGCAACTTGTCCGGCAGTAGCTTGGTATTCTGTACGTTTGCGTTTTGATATTGTTTCAAGCTTTGTTTTGGCATCAAGCATTTCATCCTTAACCGTGACACGCTTAGCATATAGCTCTTCAACAATTTCAGGAATAATACCTTTTTTAGCTTTACTAAACACCGCACCGTTAGATGCTGTCGCACCTTCTGCACCAGACATATCTAAAATAGTTTCTGGTGACATATTGTATTGTACAATAATATTAGGATACAGAGAGTTAAGATCAAACGACATTACCCAGTCGTGCATTCCAACCTGTGGTTCTTTTACATAACCACCTGGAAATGCTTCTGATGTTTTTTCCTCAGATGGGATTGTAGCAATTTTAGAGCGAGCTAGTCTTCGAAATATAATAGAATCCCATATAGCACAAGTACCAAGAGTGTCTTGATAGTTTACACCTCCGAGATAAGCCATAGTCATAACAAGAGTAATAAGACCGAGCTTATCTTCCATACGCTCGATAAGTTCAACGTCTTTTATGTTGTAATCAACAAACATTTGATAGTCAGCATCATATAGATCACGAAGAGAACCAACTTCAGAATAGTCAAGTTTTTTCTCACCTAACACAACACTCGAAATATGATTGAGAGAATATGACTCTTGGTTTCCATATGTATATGCAAACTTTTTAAACAACTCCATATAATCGAGATGTTGAATGCCACTAATATCAAATGTTGTTCGAATATTACCTTGAACGCGAATGTCTTTCCGCTCGATCTTCCGCCAAGGGGAAAGATTGCGGACTCGCTCTTCACCTAAAAGAAAAACCATACGTGATACCATATATGGAATATCAAAGAAACGTGTATTCCATCCTGTAATAATATCCGGAGTATTTTCTGGAGATGACCAATATTCAATGAAAGATTCTAACATTGAAGCTTCATCTCTAAACTGTCGGTACTCAATTTTTAAATGCTTAAGTTGCGACGTTTTTTCATCATAGCCCTTAAGTCCCCACACTCGATATATTTCATCTTTAGAACTTTTAAGAGCAATAGTAAGAATCTCGTTAATAGGATTATCGATTTCTGGAAATCCGTCACCGAATGAAGTCTCGATATCAAGGGAAGCAATATCAATTAGGCGACGATCATAAGGGATCTCATTTGGAAATTGCCCTTGAATAAAAGCAGGAATATGTCTTTCATTACCATATAATTTAAAATCTGGAACATCACGATAGGTTTTTTGAAAATCCCTTAGCTCTGACATCGAGCTAAACTGCATTGGATCAACTGGTACTCCGTCTAATGATTTCCAAGTCGTGTTTTGATTTTTCGACTTTAAATACATTGTGGGTTTGTATTTAATACGATGCGATACCTTTTTACCGTCATCATCGTATCCTCTGTATAAAAGATTATTAGCAAACCTTTCGACACTTGTGTAAAACCCACCTAAGATCATGTATGTATTATAGCATATTTATGGCCAAATGTAAATACTAAAGTTCGCCTATGGGCAAAATAAGCCCCCTTAGAACGAATCCTAAGAGGGCTATAGTTTTTAGAGTTTATGAGTATTACTCGTTTAGCAGTTCCCTCTTTTGGTTAATTTTAAACCTTTTAGGTTTTTTCTCTTCAGGAATTCTTTTTTCTAAGTAAATAGATAGAATTCCATCAACAAGAGTAACTTCTTCTAGTTCAATATATTCACCGAGAGTGAATGTTTTATTGAACTTGCGTGTTGCGATTCCTTTATGGATATATTCTTTATCACCATTTAAATCTACATCTCTTGATGCTACAGTGATAACATTTTCTTTTTGTTCAACGAATAAATCATTTTCGGTGAATCCTGCAACCGCAATTGCAATTTCAAATAGGTCATCATCATGTTTCACTACATTGTGAGGTGGATAACCAGATTGTTGTGTATTTAGCTTTTCGATTCTATCGAACATAGAGTCGAAACCGACAGTCCAGGATTGGCCTGGCCATGTTGTTGTATTTGTCATTTTTTTTATCTCCTTTTGTTAAGCGAGTTAATGTTGCGGACTCCTTTTGGACGTCCAATTTGAAAAGCTACGTGCTTCTCAAAAGTTATTTATACGTTTTAACGTTACCGATCGAATATTTTGATTCAAGATTCCATTCTTTTTTGTCTCGGTGTGAAATTATTTTAATAGATCGTAAAGATGTTTTAGGGTAAGCTTGTCCTGGAATAACTACTTCCAGCAAACCCCAATCAGAAAGTAAAGTAGCAATTGTGTTTCTTCTGGCAAAGTCGTCATTTGTAAAGTTTGAAGGTTTTCCGTCAAGAAGAAATAACTCTTTAAAATGAACAATAAAATAACGCCCTTGTTTATGAAGTATATGGCAACTCTGATATAGCGTATTCTGTTCTTTTTTAGAAGACACCCCAATACGCGTAAGTGTTTCTTTAATTTTTAGAAAGTCATCAGGTTCCTCAATTCGTACTTCAAGCATAGAGGAAGGTTCCCATTCTATAAGATCTTCATTCATGGAATTATTTATAGAAATCAAACCTTTGTCATATTCACTATTTTGATAGATTATCTTCTTGGAGGTAGCTATGTGCTCCGCAATAATTATACCAAGACCTTTGAGTTATTTTATTCAAGCAATAATCAAACATTAGCTCTTCAACAATAACATGTGGGCCAGTGTACCACCCTTCTTCCTTCGCTTTATTCAAAAGAAGCATGATTTTTTTATCTGCTTCGACCATTATTTTTCTAGTGCACTCTGCTACCTTTTCAGCTTCTTCTTCAAATTCTTTCGTTATTTTAATTTCTACACTCATTAGTTTTTATTTTTAAATTTACGAATAATTAATCTAATGGAAAAAGCAGCAGCTGCTAATATACCAATTGCTTTTGTTTTTTTTAATTTCATTTTATTATTTATGTAGTAGTGCACATTTCCTTTATTGCGCGCCATTGTTCAATAGGAGTGATTTCTTCTCCCTTTTGGTTTTTCCATATTTCGGCAAGACGGAATATTGTATTACTTGGAACAACTTCAGTAAATGCAACTTTATTTTTTTTACCAAAATACGGGTTGCCGAACTCGCCACGTTTATTATGATTTGATCTCTTATAGAAGAATGATGCCCAATCATGTTGTCTAAACTGATCTTCAGATGGGTCAACGATTTGATCAGTCTTTTTTGATTTTACAAACCAGTGCGTTGTTAAAAGCTCAGGTATTCTTTTATCAAACATAAACGGCTTCATTAGCATTAAGTCAAAATATTGTTTACCACCACCAAAGTAGAATGCAAACTTGGCTGAATGAAAACATTTACCATACATAGGATGAGCCACCAAGTTAAGTTTGCTTTGCATAGCTTCCTGGTGCGATGACCAATCGTTATGACGAACTTGTTTTGGTTTTGGAAAGTGACTAATATTTTCTAAAAGGAAGTTTTTTATTTCATCCTTTCGTGACATTAGCTGTTCAGACCAATCGATAATGTTTGGCTGAAGCGTTATAAAATATTTAGACATTCTTTTTCCAATCTCTATAAGAATCAACACTATCGTAAAGCGTCTCGTCATTTAGTTTAGGCTCAGCACCAACATTCCAAAACAACACATCTTTATCAGGATTATTTTTTGCGTATCTAACAGCCGGTGCCCACCCTTTTGCATCATATTCACCAATACATGGAAATGGAGGCATATCTTTTTCTTTAACGCTTTGTGTAAATGCTAGTGGGTGACTGATAATTCTGTCATGGCCAACTTCTCCAGCCTTCATATTTCTTGCAACAGCAACACCATGAAACTTAGCATTTGGCCATGCGATTTGGAGAGCTCTATGTAACACTCCTGTAGATAATACAGTCCATACAACATCTGGTTCCTTGATCTTCGATGCAGCTTTTACAAAGCCAGCAGTCACGTGCTCGTGCTTAAGACCTAGAGGTACGTAGAACGCATTGGGTCTTTTAGCTGTCCACTTTTCAGCGGCCGATTTAAGATTTGGCATTGCAGCAATTCTAACAAAATGCGGTTCAGCACCACGTTCAATACAGCAAGCTTGATGATGAGAAATCTTTTTTGATGAAGGCATAAACAATACAACTTTTTTATTGTGACGTTTTGCTACTTCAATGATTGAAACGCCAGCAAGACCAAATCTTGGCTGACAATAAACAATCGTATCAATATGTTCCGGGAGCTGGCTAATCATAAAATCACCTCCTCGAACTTTGCTACCAGTTATATAGTCATCACGAACAACGCGCACGCCTTCGTGCATAGAAATTACAGAATCTGGATTTGGGTCTTCCCAATCCTTTGTCATATTTAAATAATATTCTCTAGCATCTGAACGTGAATAAACACCATCCATCAATAAGGAGTCAACATCTTTATTGATATGATCAATTACGTGATTATCGTGTGGCATCTATTTTCCTCCTTTGTCGTGTTTTTTGTAAAGTTTTTGAATTTCGCTTTTACTAAAAAGTGGATAAACGGCTTCAGCTTTTTCACGAGTATATCCATATTCTTTTTGAATAATTGCAATATCGGCATGTGCATTTTGCTTCTTTCCCCATTTAGAAAATCTACGTTTTGCAGTTACCATATGCCGATAAAAATCGTATTGCATTCTATTTGGTAATGTATGATGAATGTTCATCTCATTTGCAAATAATACTGTGTCTTTAAAGTATGAAAAACTACGATTGATCACAAATGGAACATAGGCTTTATCTGGCGAATCTGGATTTGCAGTTTCAAGTGATTGATCTGCCTTACAGTCCTGTAAAAGATTAGGACCTTTCCGGCCGTCATTGATAGAACCGATGAAAGTAAATGGTGTTAATTTGCTCATTTCCATTCAGATGAAGCCATTATTTCTGTGAAACAAGCAACAGTATTTAGTTCTTTATCTGCAACAAAGGCAGCTTTATATTGATAATCAGCAAGAATTAGAATAATTGCTGGGATTGATTGAGGTTGAGCATAATCGTATAACGTATCATAGATTCTCCTAAATATAACAGAAGAATCCACATCAGTATTGTTTGTAACCCAAGCTCTCATATTCTTAAAATCTTTACCTTTTAAGAATCCTACTAGTGCTGTAATATTTTGATCTGATAAACCAATTAGAATATCTGAGGTAATTTCACCAGATGAAGAATAGCGTTGGCATTCGTTAATAACTCTACGCCAATCTGGCGCATAGCGCATAATTAATTCTGCAAGTATTTTATTATTAAAGTCAACACCTTCCGAAGTAAGAATAGTCTGCAACCTTTTCATAAAGGAAGCAGCAAGTGATGCAAGCTCTTTTTTAGTAGTATTAAATTCAATGACCGAACACCTTGAATGGAGAGGCTCAATAATTCTGTTCTTAAAATTACACGTTAAAATGAATCTGCAGTTTGCACTAAACTCTTCGATAAAACCACGTAGTGCAGGTTGTGTTGATTGAGCATTTAGATAATCAGCCTCATCAAGTATAACAACTTTTGTTCCTCCATTTAAAGAAACAGAAGATGCAAACTGTTTAATTTTAGACCTTAAAACATCAATGCCGCTTTCTTCTGAAGCATTGATAATAATATAATCAAGGTTTAATTGATTGCATAATGCTCGAGCGACTGTAGTCTTACCAAGGCCTGAAGTTCCACTTAATAACATATTGTGTACTTCTCCAGTATCAACGATTTGTTGAAAAGTCTTCTTTAGACCTTTTGGAAGAATACAATCCTCGATTGTATTAGGGCGATATTTTTCAACCCATAAGAATTCACTTTTACTCATAAACAAATATATTTTACACTATTTTTCACTAATTGTACATAACAAATGGCTCCGAAGGTAGGGTTCGAACCTACGACCTAGTGGTTAACAGCCACCCGCTCTACCGCTGAGCTACTTCGGAATAAATGGAGCTCCGAGTCGGACTCGAACCGACGACCTGTTGATTACAAATCAACTGCTCTACCAACTGAGCTATCGGAGCCAATTGGTTAATCTAGAGAAAAGTCCAGGTTTAGGTTTTGAAACCTCGATATATTTTACAACTTCCTTCTCGATTACCTTTGGTTCGGGCTCTGTGAACTCAACAGGATAAACATCCTCTGGATTCTTTTTAGCTCGATTTTGAGCTTTTTCCATATCATGGTAGGTGAAAAGATAAGCTGTACCATGCTCAGAAAATACGTGAAAATATTTATCAGATGAGCTCGTGCGAGCTTTTTTATTTTTAACAAGCTTAATATAAGCTCTTTCTATTTTTGTTCCAGTCATAATATTAATTTAAGGCCAGTTTAGCAACTTAGCCTAGGTTGCCGGTTAACTACTCCGAGGTTTCCTCAGTCCCCTCAGCGCTGGGAGTAGACGTCGGGTTTTCTTCTTCTTTTGGCGCATGGAAACTAACAAACGCGGAAAAGGAGTTTCGAAGTTGGCCAACAGCTTCAAGCTCTTGTCCTCTAAACGCGCCGCGAGTTGAACATAGATCAATGATCTCAGTCACTGCAGCAATTTGATTAAAAGAAATCTGAGGTTCACCTTGTGCCTCTTCATTCTGTGTTGTTTCTACTTCTTCAGTAGGTGTTGCGGTTTCTTTTGACATAATAATATTTTTGTTATGAGTTAAATGTTGAATTTTTTTCTAGTGCAATAAAGTATTGTGTTTTAGTATTTACGCCTTTCCATTGCGAAATTAACTTAGAACTTACGGAAATTTCGTAATCGTCTGGCAAAAGTTTTAAATTTGAAATAAGAAATTGGAAATCATATGTACGAGATTCATCATCTCCGATATTTAGACGATAAATATTTGCTGATGAATTGTCTGGATCTTTCACCTCTAAATAAACTTTATCGCTATCTTCAGGAGAAGAAATAGAAACAACAGCATGCCCTAAAGCTCCTCCAGCCTTTCTAATTTCACTAATTGTATTAGAGGTAATTTCGACAGTAAAGTCAGGATCTGGCATATTCACTTCTTTTTGCGGAGAAGTTAAAATAAGAGGATCTGAGTATCGGTAGTTTACTGATGCACGATTATTTGCAATAGTTACAGAATTGTCGCCAAAATCAAGTTCAGGATCTTCAATTAGATTGAGGGCGGAGAGAAATTCATTCAAATCATAAATTCCTACTTCAGTGTCAAAGACTTCGCTTACGGTAACATCAGCCATGATGTTTTTTGCATCGGCGATCGTCGATAGTTTGTTTCCTTGTTTAATGACAAGGTTTGGATTAATACCTGAGAAGTTTTTTAGAACTTCGATAGTTTCTTTACTTATTTTCATAACGAGTATATTATATAGTTTTTTTGTCTGTTTGTAAATAATAAAATTCAAGCATAAACATTATACAGCAAATTGCGTGTGCGGCGTGATGAATGCCGGTTTCCTCATCCAAAGTTTCGCCTCGTTGTAGCGCCCACAAATGACGTTGCGCTGCAGCAAAATAACGACTATCAAGATTCTCAAGTTGTTGCCAATTGTGTCTGTCATATTTTTGAGCTCCATAGGTTAACACTTTAGCTACATCATCCAACGCTTTGGGTGGGATTAAGCTATAGTCTGGTTTTTTTGAATCGAACTTGATTCCAGTCATTTTTTAAAGGTTGCCCCACCTCCGTTAAGAGGTGAGGACTTAATCAGGTTAGTTTATGCTATGAAATGTGATTATTAACCACTGAAGTTTTTTTATTTGTTGTAAGTATTATAGCACAAATTAGTCATAATGTACACATTATTTTTCTATTTTTTTATCTGACTAAAGTTTTTGAGTTTCTCAAACTCTATCTTTTTAGGAAACTTACCTTCTAGGAGATCCTGTTTATGGGAAATTATAAAGACGTTAGTTTCCTTACCAAGCGTATTTAAGATCTTAAGCAGGTTATCTACACCATCAGCATCCATACTTGAATCAAAAGTTTCGTCTAGAATTAACAAATTTGTATTGGCACTGTTTTTCATACGTGCGATTTTCCTCCATGCAAAAAGCAAACTTAAATCTATTCTTTGTTTTTCTCCTTCTGAAAATGAAGAATATGTGAATTCATCCCTATGGCGAGATTTGATTGTCTCGTTGAACGAATCATCGAGGTGAAAGAGAACAAAGAAATCAAGGACTTGCAAATACTGGTTAATAAGCTTGTTCATAATAGGAAGATATTGCCTAATAACCTTTGTTTTTATACCAGTATCTCTTAGTAATTCGCCAATGGCATCAAAGTATGAAGTTAGTGTTGTTTGCTCAAATCTAACATCAAGTAGTTTTAAGCTTTTTTCTTTATCGGCTGAAAGCTTTAATTCGGCCTCAGTAGTGTCTTGAACATCAGCATTTTGCGATAGAGCTTCAACCCTCTTTTTAAGAATATTAATTCGTGTTTCATTTTGCCTAATGCTGTTATTAACTTCATTAAGATGAACAATCTGTGTATACAACTTATTAACTTTAGATTCAGACGCTTTTAGTTGGTCCTTCGTATTGGAATACTCAGAATTAAGTGTTTTAGCTTTATTTTGGCATTCTTTGTTTTTAGTTGTTTTAAGTTCAGCAGAAATGCTTTGAGAACACGTTGGGCAATGGTCATTTTTTTCATAAAACTTAGACTCTTTAACAACGTCATCCATATTACGCTTGAGATTAGAAATTTCTACTGTGTATGCTGTTTTATCGCTTGTTGCTTTTTCGTGATCTTCAATAGTAGTTTTATAATTTAAGTCATACTCATGCTGAAGATCTGAGTTGCTACCTACTAATACAGAAATTTCTTCATTTATAGAGCTAATTTCGTTTGTTCTTTTTTCTTCTTGTGTAGAATCAATCTTCTTTAATTCACTAATATGTGAAGTTTGAAGTTT